TTGCATCTAAAGCATTAATTATTGAAGCAGTAACGTAACTTGCTCCATTTGTAATCGCATTATTATTTAAAGAAATGTTTGCAGAACCATCAAAAGCTACACCAGCAATATTTCTTGCAGTTGTTAATGTAGCTGCTGATCCTGTTGTATTTTGATTACCTGCGGTATTAACACCAGGAAGATTAATATTTGCCGAACCGTTAAAAGAAACTCCTCCTATTGTTCTTGGAGTTGTAAGAGTAGCTGCGGAACCAGTAGTATTTTGATTTCCTGCTGAATTTACACCTGGTAAATTTATATTGGCACTACCATCAAAACTAACACCACCAATAGTTCTTGCTGTAGCTAAAACTGTTGAAGTAGCTGCGTTTCCAGTATATGCAGTGGCAGATAATACTTCAGTTCCATTAACTTTTAATACCTTTCCAGTAGCTAAATCAATATGATCAGAAAAAGTAGACGTTCCAGTGACAGCTAAAGTTCCTGGAATCGTTATAAGACCACTGGCATTAGCAACTAAACGACCTGATCCATTTGTACTAAGAGTGAGAGTATCAGAACCTCCACTTATTCCTGAGTTTGGATCTAATAAAAAGCTAAATGAGGGAGCACTTTCAGAACCATTTGGTGCTTTATTTAGTAAATTAGCATAGGTTATTTTTTTATTTTTTTCAGTACCAGTACCACTTTGATCAATAATTGGCAGCACATCCGTTGTTGCTGGTGCAGTTAATTCTGTAAATTGTGATATTCTACGATTTGCCATAATTAGAATTTAATTATATACATTAGAGCATAGTTTTTAACACGAACTTCAGTCCCACCATTATTTCCCATTGTGTGAGTATGTGAGCCATCAAAATCAACACCACCAACAGGGCTAGTTGATGAAGCACCTGTTATAGAGTTTGTTCCATCTTGTGTTTTAGTAAATACACCACTTGCAGAACCACCAGAATTAAAACCTTCTGATATTTTTCTAATACCACCAGTTAAACTTACAGTACTTAAAGAGTGATTATGACTTTGGTTTTGATCTGATTGACTTGAAGCAAAGCTTCTTCCATCATCACCTGTTCCAGTTTTAGTATTAGACCAACCTCTTACAAATTGTCCTCTTAAATCAGGAAGATTAAATGTAGAAGATCCATCGCCAGATCCCCAAGTAGTTGAAATGTTAGAAAATAAACTAGCATATGTCGATCTACTTATAGCAGCACCATTACATTCTAAAAAACCAGAAGGAACTGTAGTAGAAGCATGGGTAAATACAGCACCAGAAGGAACACCATTTGCAAGCTCTCCCCACCCAGATCCGTTATAACCTTCAAATTGAACCAGTTCACTATTAAATCTTATTTGACCTGTAGCTGCTGTTGGCCTTTGAGATACATTACCAACTGGTAATTTTAAAGCAGTATTACCAGACATTAAAATATCACCAGCAGATGTTATCGTTCCAGTAAAACTAGGCGATGCAGTTGTTGCATGACCCATTTCAGCAGTATCTACTTTCCCTAAAGTTACAAAATTAGTTCCATCATACATATTCAATGTATTGTTACTGCTATTTACCCATAACTTTCCATTTACTAATGTTGAAGGAGCACTTGATCCTCTATTAGTAGCTTGTATTTCACTAAGACAAACATTAAGGTCTGCTCTAAAAGTCGCTCCTACAGCATCTCCAATATTGTAATCATGTGTGTTGCTCATTTATGTAACCTCCTTACCAAAACCTGATGCAGCCCATACAAAAGATCTTGCAACTGCTGAATTACCATTTTTAAATGTAACTTGAAATCCTGTCCTGCTTATATTAGCAAGTTCAAAGAAATCTCCTGTTTGTTGATTTGTTGGGGTCACAACTACAGTTGGTGTTTGTTTAAATGGATTTGTAAAAGATACAGTGTATTGTGACGATCCAGTAGAAATTGGAGTTGAAATACTTTCTGTTCTTCCTTGTAATTCTAGTTTAACTCCTAATTGTGTCACGGCTATATTTTGGTTAGTGTCATTACTTGTTAATATTGCTTTAAATTCAAAACCCCTTCCTGTAATTAATACATTGCTAAATTCTTTATATGGACTCCATGTAGGAGATCCTGATGGATTGTCGTTAGTAGATCTTACATAAACAGCAGCATTACATTTTGTTGCTTCAGTCGTACCTCCAACAGCATCAATATGTCCCCAGGTATCAATTAAATCTGTTCTGTCATCCCATAAACTATTCAAAGAAAAACTATTTGCTTTTAAAATTTTCTTTAAATTTACATCGTATGGTTGTCCTAAATCTGTTGTACTTGTAAAGGCATATTGTCCAGAACTTGTTGTAGCATTATTCGTAACTACCAATTTTAAAGCATCTAAATTTGAGTCATAAACTGTATCAGTTTTTGAACCTAAAAAATTATTAGTATGTTCATTAACTGTTGAAACTACAAGTCTTTCTGAAGGTGCTGGTAAATTTGTAGTAATTCTTGTATTGTTCCAATCTGAATCATTTGAGCCAGGAGAAGGTGATTGCCTCCCTCCATCGTCCTCAAATTTAATTAAATAAGTTCCTTCTAATAATGGAACAATTTTTTGTGTCTGGTTTCCAGCAGCAGCAACAACTATTTCTTGTGCATCTTGCCATTTTGCAGCACTTGTTAACGAAGAATGTCTTATAAGAGTTTTTCCTCCTAATAAAACATCAAGTTCTGTGGCACGATTCCAGCTTAAAATTGCACTAGATTCATCTATTGGTAATAAACTAACACCACTTACATTACTAGGTACAGCAGTTTTACCAGCAGCTATAAAGAAAGGACTCTGAGGCCTTGTTCCAGTTGAAGATCTTAAACCTGACGCACTAACACCAAATACTTCAATTTCATAATTACCAGAAATAGTATCTAATATCTCATAACTTTTAGAACCTTCTACAGTTATCGAAGTATAATTTCCATCTTCTAATCTCCAACGTACATATACATTATCAAAAGCCTTACGAATTATTTCTCCATTAGGTTTTGTAACTTCAAAATCTGTTCTCCAACTAACAATAATTTTTACTCTTGCAATACCTGTATTTTCATAGATAACTTCTTCTGCTGTGACATCTTGAGGAGGAGGTGGAGGGACATCTAAATTTGTAATATCTCTTTCTACTAAAGCTACACCATTTTCAATATGATTATATTTACTAGAATTATATTCACTTGCAGTTATAGAATAAGTAGTCCTATCTTGTTCAAGAACTTCTAATACTCTCCAAGTAGAAGTTAAAATTTCATTATTTTGAAATATCCATATACTTTCAGCATTAGGAGCAGTTGAAAAATTCTGACCTAGAGTAATTACTTTGGTAGTTGTATTAACAAGAGATATTGTTTTAGTTGTTAACGTACCGTCAGGCAAAATAACAGATAAAGTAGCTCCATTTCCAGTGCTTACCCCAGTAATATCATCTACAGTTACAGTACTCGTAGTTGCTGCTGTAATCTTTCCTCCTCTACGTTCTCCACTTTTAACAGGATCAGCTATTTCAATAATTTGTCCTGGCCTAACAACTACACCAGCTTCAATAGATGCAGAAAATGTAACTCCTTCACGTTCTACGTTACTCATATAAAGCAACCATTTTGCTAATCTTTTTGCTTGACCTCTTGATGTACAGGCAAACGCATTAATATTTTTAATTACCGAACCATATCTAGCTTGGTTAGCTGTATCAATTTCTTCTTCGTAATTAATATCTCTTAAATCTAAGTCTAAATATTTAACGACTACTACAGTTGGTCTAGTTTTTTGACTTGCATTTGAATATGTAAACCCTGGTTCTAATACATTTGCAAGGGTAAATAAATAACTAGGATCTTTTGGAGCGTCTTGTGTAAGAGTTAAACTACCTGCTTCATAATATGGCATTGCTCTAAATACAGAGCACATTTGATTGATGACGTTATAGGCTTCCTGCTGATTATAAATACCGACATTACAACTAAATCTAGGTTCTGTTGTACCTTGTCCTTTTCCGTCATCTATTTGAGCAGAACAATAAACTGATGCAGCATAAAAACTAAACTTATCTAAATCCTCTTCTTCAATATGAGCACCTAATCCGTACCTAGAAGACGTTAGAAGATCATATAAACACCAAGCAGGATCATTTGTATATTGAGCAGCACCGAGTGTTCCATTAAACGTTCCAGAGTATGCCAAGCTACCATCTGCTCTTACTGTTGCATTATGTGGAATTTTTACTTTTGTGCCTTTTACTAAATATTTTCTTGTAGGTATTGCATTAAATTGTTCAGCATCTACTTTTAAACCAACTAATGCACTATTAGGATATGTTCGCTGATCATATTTAATTTCTACATAGTTATTCCATTGAAATTCATTAGATAATTTACTAGAACCACTATCACCAGTAATTCTTGTCACCCTAATATCTACTGGAAAAGCACCGTTTAAATTAATTAAATAGTCACGAATGTAAGTATCAGGTGTTCTACCAGATATTGTCCCATCATTTCCGTGTACAACTGTTGAATATGATCCTCCACTATATCGAATTTCTATTTTTAATTCGATACTTGTACCAAAAATATCTCCTTCATCTGTAAATCGTTGAAGTGCAGGAACAGTTATCTGAACAGAAACAGCATCAACGGTATCATCTACTATTTGAACTACTTTTGGAGTTGCTTGTGCAACAGTAGAAAAACCAGTAGGTTTAGTCCTTGCAACATTTCTAGTAATTGGAATTACTGTTTGATTAGATGTTCCAGTTCTTACTTCAAAACTAACGTCTTTAAAATTAAAAGTTCCATCATCAGCTTGAAGAGGAGTGTTATTAAAAAATATCGACTTTGCACCATCTACTAATCCACCAATCTCACCTTCTCCTATTAAATCAAGAACTCTAGCAAAACTTTTAGAATCTAAATTATCTTTAGCTTCATGTGGAGTTTTATTACCTCCTCCACCACCTTTTCCACCACCACCACCCGAACCAATAACATTCATACTTCTACCTGCTCATTTTCAACATCGGCTGATATTACAGTAGAACCTGTCAATGTAGTTCCATATATCAAAGGAACAGCAACACCAGCCCGTGAAGTATTTTGTATGCCACTAAAGTTAAAAGACAAACGAGGATCTTGTTCTCTTTCTGGAATTGTTTCTACAGGAGTAAGCATCTGAGCTAAACCCCCTAAAGCTAAAGCTATACCTAAGTTTCCAATTACTGCTGTTGTACCTCCTAAAAATCCGACACCTGTAAAACCACCAGCACCCAAAGTAGCTCCTCCAGATGCTACACCAACACCTATCATTACTGCTCCTAGTAAAAACCTTCCAAAGCCTCTACCTCCTTCTCCTCCAACAATAGGAACAATTTTTATTTCTTCCTGACCATTTGGATAGGTTAATTCCTCTTCTGTTAACTCCCAATTACCAACAGCTACCTTGTAATATCTATCTGCCATATGTTTTTCTAACTGTGGAAAGTTAACAACTAAAAATCTCATCGCCTGTGCAGCACTCTTAACTTCAGCTTCAAAAGTCTTTTGACCTAGAAACTTTGCTAGTTCTCCGTATAGCTTAATTTTACGCAGCATAACGAATCCTCTTACCTGTACATTTTAGCAACCATTCATCTAATAAATCACGACTTGATAATCTATTTTGCAAATGATGTAAAACGGTTTGTTCTCCTAAGTAAACACCAATATGGTTTAATCCGCTACTACTAATTGACATTAATAATAAATCTCCTTTTTCTAAATCTTCTTCCTGTGTTAACTCTCTAAATCCTGTTTTTGCAAAACAATTTGCAAACATTGGATTTTTTATAAAATTTTCTGGATCATTCGGTCTGATCCAATCTATTAACTCTATACCTAATTCTTCTTTATACCAATCTCTACATAAGCTCCAACAATCAGTCACACCCCAAACCCATTGCCTACCAATCAAAGGAGCTTTATAACCACAAGGCTCGCAATAACCCCATTCTTTTAAATTAGGTTGGATTATCCACCACTTAATGCCAGATTTTTCACAAGCAACTTTATCTGCTTCACTAGGTTGTGGACTTGTAACAGGATGACTATGAACAACAGCAGTTATTTCTCCTTTATCTTCAGCATTTGCCCAATCATTAGGATCTAAAATAAATTGATCTTCAGGATTTACAGCTAAATTATTGCAAGAAATATACTTTTCTTTACCTTTAATGACAACTAAAAGACCACAAGATTCTCTTGGGTCTTCTTTTATTGCGTGTTCTAGTGCTTTATCTTTCCACATTATGAGAAAAACGATCCAACGCCAGGGAAATCTTCTGGTAAGACTTGACGTTTTGGTAGACGTACACCATCAAGATCAAAATTAGCACTTAGTTCAAATTCAACAACCTGTCTATTTTCAATAGTTTTTCTGTCAATATAATAAATTTCTTTAGGAAAAAGAGCACTTGCATCTGGTGTGCCATGTGGATTTTCAATTTCTTCTAATTTTATTACCGAATCATCTTCTTGTAACATCACATTATCTATTCCATCTTCCAGTAAAAAATGCCCTGGATCAAAATTTGTATTATCAATATATCTTTCAAGTGTTCTAAGTCTTGTTACTTTTGCACCTTCTAACCCTTGAGGCAATGTCAACATTAAAGTAGTAAATGTTCCCAAAATATTAGATATTTGTAATTTAGGTCTTGGAAGTTGTTTTGATGTAAATTCAAATCCAGACGCATCTATAGGCATCTTTATATATTGAATACTATCAAAAACAATATCTAAATTTTCATTTTCGCTTACACCATTATGCCAGTAGTATTTTGTATTTGAACCATGAATAGCAGTAATTAATTCTAATTGAAAAAGTTCAATTATATTACTCGGATTAGATTTTTGTAATTCCGATACTGGTATAGCCATTATTCAAATACTTGTTGGAACGTCATGTTTAGACTAGCCCTATTTAGAAAAGGTATTCTTTTTGTCCATTGAAGGCATATCCATTTATAAGCAACAATACTACCAGGAGGTTGCCAATCAAAAGAAGCACCATCATCTGCTCTAGCTTCAAGGAAAGTTTCTATCGTGTCAGAATCGCTTTCACTAACATCAAAAGTTAAAGCCCAAACGTAAGGTTTTGTATTTAAGCCAAACTTTATTCTATGCTGGTAGCCATCATTAAATTGTGTGGTTCGTATTTGTGAAGATGTTGTTTTTTGAGAATTATACGAAGGATTTATAGAAGGGAAAGTAGCCATTATCCTAATAAACCTCCAGGTCTTTTCTGTTTAATTAATTCTGATTGTATAGCAACAGAAATTAATTGACCAAGTTCTCTACCTTGTTGTTCATCACCTTCAACAGAAGAACCAGAAGCATCTACGTTTACTACAACATTTGTTGAGCCACCAAGCATTTCGTTAGGTGTAATAGTTCCAGAAACACCTGGGCTAAACATTTCTGGCCCACGCTCTCCAACAATATAGCTACCACCAGACTTAACAGGACCACCATTTGCTGCAAAACCAAGAAACGGATCTACTGTACTGGCTGGACCAGAAAAAGGATTAGCCATTCCGTCTAAAAGGCTTAATCCATTAAATCCTCCACCAAAAGCACTCCCAAACATTCCAAGAAATCCTTTTGATATTTGTGCAGCCATCATCTGTGCAGCCATATCTAAGAAATGATCTGCAATTCGACTAAACATATTTCTAAAGGCATCTTGAACAGTCATTGTTCCTTTTACTATTCCTTTAAATGATTCTTGGAAAGCACTTCCAAACGCTTTACTAAATTCAACTGCTTGGAATCTCATATCGTTAAACTTAGCCATCTCTTTATTTAAATCTATTAATGCTGCCTTCATAGGATCAGACATAATAATAGATTGCCTTAATAGCTCTTCACTAATTTGTCTTTGAACATCTAACTTATTCATTTCAAACTGATGTGCCCTTTGCTGCTCTGCGGTCATAATTTTTGTATTTACTAATTCTTTGACCTTAATCTGATCTACTATTTTTATAAGATCCATTCTTTTCTTTAACACATCTAAATCTTCACTTCTCATTGTGAGACTCTCTTTTTCTATCATAAGTTGACTCTTCATCGTAGATAATTCAAAGTCTCTTCTTTCTTTAATTATTCTTTGTAAGTTTACATCTGCATTATTAGTTGTTCCTGCTTGACCACCTAATCCTGCTTCATTCATTCTTCTATTAAAAATTCCTGGTGCTATTCCTTTTCTAAATTCATCAAAAGTTTGACCATCAACTGTTTTGCCAAAGAAATTTTGTTTAGCTCCCAAATTAGCTAATACTTTGGGAGTATTAGGTGCAAATTTCTTCATACCTAAATTAAATGCTTCTAAATCAGATTCTCTTCTAATACCTTTTATAGTTGTATTTCCTAAAGTATCATTTACTATTTCTAAGAATTTTGTTAAAGGACCAGCTACAAGTAAAGTTATTGATGTTCCTAGTTTTGCTAATTCATTTGTAAACCTTATAGATTCTTCTCCTAATTGAGCTAATGATGTTTTATTAGTTCCAAATGTTTTATTAAAATTATTTAATACTTGATCTGCTGCTACTGCCTCTAATCCTAAACTTTTTAAGGTTTCAACTGTATCTCCAAAAGGTGTATTGGCTTGACCCATTTGAGTAACAAGCATCTCCATATTTTTTATTGGATCTCTTAAGGCTTCTCCTAAATCCCTAGCTGATTGAGCCATTCTGTCAAATTGAGAGCCTAAAACTGTGCCTAACAAAGAGAAAGCAAAACCAAATTGTCCACCTTTTTTACCACCAGCAAAACCACCAGCAGCACCTCCAACAGATGCTCCTAATCCTTGACCGAATAACAAAGGAAAAGCACCACCAATAACCGCATTAGAAACAGCAGTTTGATTTTTTTGCTTTTGTCTCCTTTGATCTAATATACGATTTAATTTAATTTCAAATTGAAGTTCTTGATTTGACATTACCATTCTTTCTCTTCTACCAGCATTTATTTGAATTTCACTTGCTACTTGCTGTTTTGTTCGTTCTACTTGTGCTACAGCTTCACTAATTTCTGCTTGTCTTAACGCTTTAACTTGTTTGATTTCATTATTTAATTGTTCTCGATTTTTTGTTCTCAATAAGAACTTTTCTTCTAACTCCTTAGTTGATTGTTGCTCTAGCTTTAGTAAAGCATCTTGCAATGTTTTTTCTTCAGCAAGTATTGTTTTTAAGCGTTTTTCAATATTTACGCTTTGTCCTTTTAATTTATTATCTCTTTGCTGCATTTGACCTAATTTTTCTTGCAAAGTCTGTTCTTCTCTAAGAATTTGCAAAGACCTACCTTCAACATTTACACTTTGTCCAAATAAACTTTCTCCTGGAGCTAAAGATGATTTTGTACCTGTTGTTAAACCTGGTCCTATTGGCTTTTTGTATTGAGTGCCAGGTCTAATTCCTGCCTGTGCAAATTTTTCTAAACGTCTGTTTTGTTGAATTTCTTTTACAAGTCTTGCTTCTTCTCTTAAACCTTGATTAAGATTTTCTTGAGCTTTTACAAAAGCTGATGCTGCTATTGTTGCTTCTTTAGTTCCTAAAGCAACACCTCTCATATTTGTAGCTGCTTCGTTTAGTAATTTTTGTAAATTACTTGTACTTCTTACTAATCCATCATTATTTTTTGAAAAAGTTTGAATAAAAAAGTTAGCATTTTTTATATTTTCACTTAATGATTTTACAGATTTATCAAAAGCCCTTAATTTTTCAGCATTTTTTATAGCAACAGCAATATCTACATTATAATTAGCCACTTGCTATAAAAACTAAAACATTTTCTCTATATTACCTTCTTTTGCCTTTTAAAGCACTACTTCTTTGTGCTTGTTCTTTTTGTTTTTCATATTCTTCATTTTCAATTTCATTATATGCAGCCCAACCTATCATTTCTTCAATGGTAAGAGTCTGACATAACTCAGCTACAGTTTTATGTAACTGTTTAGCTAAACCATATATAAACTGCCAATCTTTATTTGCTTTTTAAATCGGCTTTAGCCTCTTTTACCTCCTTATCAGCACCAGCACTTATCATTGCTAATTGTATTTCCTCAAGAATAGATGCTTCTATCTCTCTTCTTAATGAAGCCTTATCTCCATCTTGAAAAAGTTTTGCTCCTTCTTTGTCTAATGCTTTTTCAATCATCATTTGCAAAGCATAATCATTCATGTCTTCAGAATTACTCTTCTTTTGTATTGCTTCTCTTTCGGCAATAGTTAAAGGATGCCAATAGATAGTAAGAATAATTTCATCATCTTGTTTAATGTCGTGCTTGTAAAGTTGAGAAACTCCAAACTTGTTTTTTAAAAGATCAACTGCTCTAGTCATGTTAATGTATAGCTATCATCATTATACTAAGCGTTGGCAGTAAATTGGCAAGATATTAAGCCTAAGAAATGTGAAGAGTCATCACGTTCTATTGGTGTTACTCCAACTACATCAAGGACTCTTGGAGTACAACTAAACGTATCACTATAACCAGAACCATTAACAGAAGTAAGACCATCAATAACAGCTTCGCCTAATGCAGATAAAGTTGCACTGCCTTTTCCTCTTGGAACATAAATATTACATTGAATAACACCAGAATAAAAATCTTGTGATGCTCCCTGTGTTTGTGTTGTTGCCTGTGCAAAATCAACAGACATAACAATATATTTTTTAGTTTTTCCTGGTGTCTTATAAACCATATTGTCATAAACCATCTCAACAGTATTATCTGCTGCTGCAACTGCATCTGTTACTGCTTTTTCAAAAGCTGCTCTGGTGTTAACTAAAGTCATGGATCAATGTAATCAACAAATACATCATCAGCACCACCAAATATACCAACACCTTTTAAGTCTCTTACATTATCTTTAGATTCATATTTTACTCCAGAACCATATGTACCAACAGCTAATTTTGGTTTTTTATCTGTAAACACTTGACTAATTAATTTTCCTAATTTTCCTTGCACATATTGAGGTACTTGGCTTCTAGGAGATGCTAAAGCTCTGGCTGCATATTCTGACCTATTACCAACAAATACTTTTGAAAAAGGTTTGAAATTAAATGATAATGTATTAAGAAATCTAGGTTCAACTACTGCACCTGAAGCTTCTGTACCACTTCTTGATGGCTTTATATTACTCCACGGAGCAAATTCTTTTCTTGACTGATCTGGTCTAGGTCTTTGCGTACTGGCTGTCCAACTTGAGGCAAAAAATCCAGTATCAACAGGGCTATTTTGTTTTGTAGATAAATCAGTAATGATTGCTCGTACCAGAATATTTAAATCTCTTTCTAAATTTCCTTCTAAATCTGGAACAATTTTATCTATATTTTTAGTAAAAGGTTTACCCATCAAAATCTCACTAATAAAGTAAACAGATAAGTCTGTCCACCCTGTCTTGTATCTATATTAACTATCTGTCCTACCCTTGTAGATCCAGCATAAGTTAATGTAACTTCATCTTGAAAATCAGGTTGGCTATCGCCAATAAGATCAGGCGTTATATAAACTTTTGCTTCTCTTCTTTCTCTACCATCATCTTCAGTAGAAATAACAAACTCAACAGGAGCTTTAATACTGTAAGTCGTATCACTTGTAGAGTAAACACCTGTGCTTGTGTTATAACTTCCCGATGCTTTCTTTGTATAAACAATAGAAGAATCAAAAGAATTTCCTAAATCAGAAACAATCTGTTTAGCTACATTCTTTAATAGTGAATCTAGTTGACCTGCCATTATCCTCTAACTACCCTCATTTGAAAACTACCTGCTCCACCTAGCATATATGCTCCAAGATAACTTTGTAACCACGGGTAAACATCAAATACATTATTAACAGCACCACTTCCCTGACTATCAGTATTATATTTAACCTGTATATCTCCTAACTTCACTTCAGAAAAATTACCATCAGTTCCACTACTTCCAATAATTGCATCAGTATCATTTGCTAATGCAAACGCTAATTCAAACTGTGCATATTTAATATTTT